GAATGACATCCTCTGGAGTCGTCTTTCGACTTGCATACCGTATTTTCCAAGCATGTAGGTGCCTAGTGCTCATTTTTCGTAGTGTTTATACAGTGTGAAAATAGAAATGGTTTCAATTTTATTCGATGGATTGAAGTGACATGGTGGTGGTTGGTGTGGATGGTTTGGTGTGCTCCACCGCTCTTATAAATTCAGGGTTATCATAATGGGTTTCGATAAAACGGACAAAGGCCGCCCCATTTGCTTGAACGGTTGGATGGGTTTGTATATAGTTTTGGTTGAACACAATGTTGGCAAGGACCACATAGGACAAGACATTGGTTTTTTCTCGAAAGGAACTTGGCTTTTGGATGGATGCATACGTAAGACCCATATGATGAAGAACATTGACCATATGCCGCATCGAATACTTTTTCTCTTGTCTCAACAAGATGGATACGGGGATGGAAGTGTAGGCTGAAATGAGATAACAATTGAGTGTACGCGCCCATACCTCGCAATAGGCTTCGTATACATTCACTTTGGATTGGACGGGAAACAATTTGAGGATTCTCGGTACAAAGATGGGGTTCATCAACGCTTGTTCGAAATGAAAATAGTGAAAGCATTCATGAATAAATACCTTCAACCATTCCTCTTTTCGGTACACTACAATTTTTTCATCCGAGGCGTAGCCCGTGTTGACGTGTGCTTGTCCAAACACGTGGTCTTCGGGGTACTCCTTTTTCACGGGAGATAACAAAATGTCAGCTCGCAATGGTTTGTTACATGGCAATACAGACAAAATGCTTGCAATATAGTGCATTCTTTGGTCACAATTTCCTGAAGCATAAAAAAACTGTACCGTATGTTGATGATTATGTTCATTCCAGGTATACCGACTGGATTTAGTCAACGTTGCAAAACTAGCTTTGACGTCGGGTGGACACGAATAATCATCGAGTTTTACGTTGTCCATACGAACAAACTTGGCTACATTAGGCCTCATTATAAATTTCTCCATGGTGGTATTGTATATTATATTATAGGCTCAATCGCTTTGACATACGGAGTTTTGGACATATCCGCGTTTTATTGTATAAATAAGCCAGGATATAAAATCCAAGTAGATTTTGTTCCACTTCATCACTCTTATTCAATTGATAAGAATGATGAATGAATAATAACATTTCACGCTTTACGTAATTCGAGATGTATTGGATATTTAAAGCATAGTTATGAATGTTTGAAACATCCAACGTTACAAATACCACTAAATGAATGTACTGTTCCAGTGATTCAAACTGTTCTACTTTGATAAACGGTTGACCATGTCCATGAAAGGTTTCCTCGTTAAACCGTTCCCGTATAAACTTGTTCACCACACGATTCAAGTCACATACGGATTGGATATTCATTTTACTATAACGGTTTATAGATACTATTTCATTTTTATCGGTCTTGTTTATCAGAGGAAAACAAAATGGAAAAATCGGTTTGCAAGGGGAATTCGCCTACCTTATTGTACAAACGGATGCGAAGTCGGTCCAACACCACTGGAACTTCGTATTCTCGATGAAAGACATACGGAATTTGAATTCGTTTTTCATTCAGAACCGGTATGCACGCCATCGTATGCTTTGTTTGGCCTGCATACACCCTTTCTGGTGTAAAATTTTCTTGATAATCATAGACTTCAATGTACAAGAGTTCGGTCAAGTGACCATACGGTGCTTCGGACACCACTTCATGTTTGGCGGTCAGTGCATTGAATTCACTCTTGTAGTTAGGCAGTCTGAACCCCATGATCCATCCGATGGACTTGTACTTTTTCCCAAAATCCACCGTGAATGGTTCGGACGACGACAAGACAGAGTTCGAATGCACTTTCAAGGTGATATCTGCAATCGTAGGAAGCAGTTGTTCCATTTCAGTTGCCGTGTACGTTCCATCCGGTAGATGCACCTCAAGCTCATTGAGGTAAAACATGGATTGTTGACACTCCTTCCAGACTACCGGAATGTCCAAAAACTCCATTTGCAAAGAATGCACTCGAATCGGTTCAAACATAACCACAAAATCATTCATTTTACTGCCAGGTGCTCTTTGGGTAGAATCTACCGTAAACATATACCGTGTCCACTTTTCTTCGACTTCGGGTTTCGGGGGTGGCGTGGGAAGTTGAGCTTCCGACAATCGTTGAGTCGCTTCTCCTAAAAAAAGAGCCACGTTTTGTTGCGTGGCAAAATCTCCTACCGACCGCATTAACTTGGCATACAAAGCGCGTTCGGCTTTCACAATGTGCGTCACGGTATAGCCTGGTTCAAGCCGGAATAAGTTCTCCAACTCCGCATTGGTGTAATGGTGTATATTCATATCCAAATTCATTCCGGAAGTTTATTGCATTCTTTTTAAATACCTAACCGTATCCTCATAGTTTTCTTGCGTATTCAGTTTCTGTATGATTGTGTACCGTTGAATAGGAGGCAACCGACTCGTATATACCAAGGCAATCGGTGAGGTCGGGTCCAGCGTTTCCACCCGCATCCCATGGACCAGCATAGAGGTATGCGCCTTGACCAGTACATTGTACAGCGGTTCTCCGTGGTAGTCGACCAGTGTCACCGTATCTCCGTTCACCAAATCGCGTGCTTTCACGCGGTCATGGTTGAAATAGATTCGATGGTTCATACTCATATACGTGTCTTGTGTAGGCGAGTTTGTAAACGCATAGGCTTGAATTTTGACCAGATAAGGATCATCATGCTTGGTTTTGGTCAGCGTAATAGGTTGACCATTCAAGGTATGTTTTCGGCTCAGCGTTTCAATGGCTAAGATGCCTTGATCCGTCTGAACCCTCGTGCCAGCGATAAAACAAATGTTGGAGACGGGAACACCCGTATGAAATTTGACATAATCAGGAAATTGGGGGATTTGGAGTCGGTCGTAAGTGAAACGGGTCACGTAGACGTTAATGTCCAAAAAACTCTGGTTGTACTCGTCAAATGCACTTGGGTCAATATAAGACAATTGTTCGCATTGAGTAAAATCGTAGACAAACAGGGGAAGGTTGTATAAGGCGCGTGCACCAATATGGGTCAATTGGATTGGTGGGGCCATGCTGGTAAACGAACACTCTGCAAAAACATACTCTTTCAATTCGGTTAAACTTGGAGGGAGAACGAGCATGCCGCCAAAACCACAGTCTTGAAAGGCATATGCGCCAATGGAATTGACCGAGTGCGGCAAAGATAAGTATCCGGTCAAGGCACAGTTTCGAAATGCGGAAGCACCAATATATGTCAATGTTGTAGGAAATTCGATCGTACCCGAAAGGGTTTCAGGTTTGTTGAAAAAGGCCTCCTCTGCAATGCCCACCACGGTATATTCATTTCCATCAATATTGGTTGTAGAGGGAATGACTAGATTTTGAATAGATGTATTCGGACCAAGTACACATGCCAGCTTATGTTCATCATCTACAGATGCATAAGACAATTGGCCTATGACCAATACAGTAATGGGTATATCGACACCAACAATATTTATACTACTATCGTATGCTTGGGTTGCATGAATGATAATCGTACCCGATACCGCAGGGATTACATTGACCGTGGTAACATCGGTTTGAACAAGTGTTACACCACTACTCAAAGTTGTATAGCTAATGGGGTTACTGTTATTTTTTGTACCAGGTTGTGGACTAAGTGTAAACTGAACATCGATGAATTGATCTGGTATTGGATCATACATCAAGGTATTTGTTCCTACCGTAATGTCGATGTATTGATTACCTGCGCCTACCTTATACGTTGCCGGTTGGGATGCTTGGATGGTTGCGGTTCCATTCGATTTGGCCGTGACCCCCCCAGTATTATCCACCGTGGCAACAGTTAGGTTGTTACTAGTATACGTGATCTGGGATTTATTGTTATTCTCGGTTGGAGTAAGAGTTACTTTATCATCGATGTTTAGCGTAGGGATATCATCATACTTTAATGTATTTGTTTCTACTGTAATGTGAATGTATTTATTAATTGGACCTACCTGTTCCGTTGCAAGTTGAGTTGCCTGGATGGTTGCGGTTCCATTCGATTTGGCCGTGACCCCCCCAGTATTATCCACCGTGGCAACAGTTAGGTTGTTACTAGTATACGTGATCTGGGATTTATTGTTATCCTCGGTTGAAATAAGTTTTACTTGTTCATCAATGTTTAGCGCAAGCGGAACATCATACTTCAATGTATTTATCGCTAATGAATTGAATGTAAGAGATAAGTTTGTACCTATTACGTAATTTTCATTGTCGTCTGGCTGGGATATATGGATGGTAATGGAACCAGTTGTATTGGTAGTTACCGTGGTTGTATAGTCATCCTTTTCGACAAACGTGACATCTTGATCTGATGTATAGCTAATCGGTTGTCGGTTGTTTGGATTGGATGTAGGCCCAAGTTCAAATGGAACTTGGATGAGTTGGTTAGAAATGGTAAACGCCAAATTGCTTTGGTCATATACCGTCCAATAAAAATCTTTTTCTATTCCATCTACAAATGTATCCGTATCATCGACTTGAGACACATTAACTTTTTGTATACCAAGAACATTAAAGGTTGCCAATGTACCATCTGGCGAAGAATCCGGGACAAATGTCGCAGCTGTTGATTTATACAAAATAGAGTTTAGATTATTCTGGGTATTTGGTGAAATTTGAAATGGTTGGTTTATGATTGGTTTACCTGTATCATATGCTAAGGTATTTGCGGATAGCACAGTTAAATCCACCTGAAAGTCGGCCTCTCCAATCGTTTCAGAAGCCTGTTGGAATATGGAAATGGTTGTTTTTCCAGCCTCGTTGGGTTCTATTCTCATACCCTGTCCCGAATCCAAAGCGGTTACCGTTGCAAGTTCGTCACACGTATAGATAATCGGGTCTGTGGTGTTATTGCTAAAAGTACTAGGCGTTATTCTAATTGTTTCCCCTATGACTGCAGTGATGGGTAGAAATGCCAATGTATTTGCGGTTAGTACGGTGAACTTTACCGATGTATTCACCGAATCAACCGTAGTAGATGCCAGTTGGGTTATGCTAATGTTAGCATCACCTATAGATATTGCGGTTATAATCATACCATCCGAGATCAAATTTGCGGAGGTTACAGTGGCAATCCCTGTGTTATCGCACATATAGGTAATCTTTGTTGTGGTGTTATTGATAAGATCCGGTTTTATTGTAACCGTTGTCCCCATTACTGCAGTAAAGGGTGAAAATGCCAATGTATTCGTGACTAAATATCCCACTGGAGTATAGGTCGGGTTTAACGACAACAATACAAAGGGTTCGGTTGTTCTATCCTGATCGTATGCCCAGATTGGATTAGTCAGATCAATATACAATGTACTAATTGCGGTTGGGGTATCCCAAGTACCAACCACTGGATAGGAATATGTAGGTACTATGCCACTATTCGTAAAAGTACCGTCTATTATGTAACAATTATTAATTGTCGTGGTTGATGGTGTCACGACAACAATACTTGCGTTATTCGTTCCAGATATAGACCCTTTTGAATAACTGTTTTGAAATACCGGAGTCATACCAGTATAGATTTTGTATACCAATCCGCCAGATGAATCAGAAATAGTACCAGAATTTACACAATTATCGATCAAAAGAGTATTAGTTTCGGTGTCATTACCAAAAGAACAACCTATTCCACCACATCCACTCGCTGACATTGCACCTGTATTTACGCATCTTTGTATTGTATTGACTGATCCACATTGAACCAATTGGTCATTGCCGAAAATACCTCCACTATTAGATCCTTGTATCGAGCCAGTATTTTGACAGTTTGATATAGTGATGTGTCCTGAACAATTCGATAACGAGTTGCTCCCGAACAAGCCACCACAGTTCGTAGATTTTATACTTCCAGTGTTACTACATCCATATATGTCGATTTCTTGACCACCATAGAACGAGACGAACCCGAACAAGCCACCACAATTCAGAGAATTTATAATTCCGGTGTTTTTACAATTGGAGATATTGATTTGTGGACAATTTGTGAACGAGCTGTGTCCAAACAATCCACCACAGTTCGTAAAATTTATATCTCCAGCGTTTTGACAATTGGATATACTGATATCTTGACAATCTATAAATGAATTATGTCCGACCAATCCACCACAGTTGACGTTGTTTATCATACCTGTGTTACTACATCCAGTTATCTTGATTGTTTGACAAGAGTTGAACGAATTGAATCCGACTAACCCACCACAATTCTCAAAATTCATACTACCTGCGTTACTACATCCAGATATCTCGATTGTACCACTATTGTGTGAGAATGCATTAGGTCCGAATAATCCACCACAATCTATATTATTACATACACCTAGAGGTTTGTTAATACAATTTTTGATAAGAATATTTCCAGTCGTTTGAGAAAATGCATACTGCCCGAATAATCCACCACAGTTTTGACCATTATTGTAAGTACTACTACTTACCAAGCCTATCTTGCCGAAGTTGTTACACTCAGAGATGGTGATGTTTGCACTAGACAATTTAAATGCATATTCCCCGAATAATCCACCCGATTGTACAATATTAGAAGGTTGATAAGAACTACAATTGGATACTGTAATAGTACCCGTTGATGATTCACAAAAATTCTTATCACATAAATAACAAAAATAGGTTCCAATATCGGTGTATCCCATATTAAATTTTTGTACATTAATAGAATATAGATTACTCGCAGTTGTTATCATACCAAACCAATTATTATAATCAGAATTTGATAAATTAAAGGGTTTATCCATTCCATCAAGCGTTATATTACTGCTATTTATTTTGAACGGACTAATTGTGTTTGAATCCGTAGAAGTATAAGGTAAGTTTATACCGTTAGAAAAATAAACCGTGAATGTTGAACTTGGACTGTTATTTTCAAAAACGACCTGCCAATTATAGGCTGTCGTATTGATGACGGTCCATGGTCCATTCTGACCATATGACCAATTAAGGGTGTCTTCATATTGTTGAATGTACGCAGTAGGATTCGTGTCAGTACCAGTAATAATCGTTGGCATTGTGTTCATGGGATATAAATTTTTTAAGTGTATTTAAAAGGAAATCAGCCTCTCTCTTCAATGGACAAGCATAAATTTACCGATTATCTCTCCTACACCACTCCCTTACACCCCAAAATCGCCGAGTTGTCGTTTCCGCCCATTGCCTCCTTCCAGCACCTCATTCTCTACGGTCCACCCGGCGTCGGGAAATACACCCAAATGCTTTCCATCTTACACCAATACAGTTCCTTGAAGTGTGAGAAACGAATCCCCATCGACACCACACCGCGTTACATCAAAATCAGCGATATTCACTACGAAGTCGATATGGAATTGTTGGGATGCAACTCGAAACCGCTTTGGAATGACATTTACGACCACATTCAAGGCATCATTCAAAGCAAGTATACCGAAAAGCACGGCATCATTGTATGCAAAAACTTTCACAAAATCAACCACGAATTGCTCGACATTTTTTACAGTTATATGCAGGGTTCCATCAAGTACATTTTGATTACCGAAGCCATTTCCTTTTTGCCCGACAACATTTTATCCAAATGCAAAGTGTTATCCATGCCGCGACCATCCCGCGAAACGTATGCCGCGTGTTTGAACGTCCCTATCCCAGAGACCATTACCAATTTAAAAACGGTGATGCATCAACAACCTTACGTAGACCCTATCAAAGCCACGTGCGCGAAATTACTCCATTCTATCCGAACGTTGGATTTCACCATGTCGGAATTGCGTGAAGATTTGTACACCATTCTCGTGTTTCATTTAAACGTGGAACGCATCAGTTTGTCCCTCATCACACAACTTCCTGCGGAACATCGGTTGCAAATGGTGAAAGAAACGGTTCTCTTTTTACAATACTTTAACAACAATTATCGTCCCATTTACCATCTCGAAAAATACATTTACTCGTTAATGTCGATTGTGCATAAAATAAAAATGTGATGCGATAGTATGGAGATCGATGCAACGTTTACATTTTTGTGATTCAAGAAGAAAATGAAGGGGATCTACACAACGACCAACTGAAACCGATTCGGGATGATTTTTTGTCGGATGTGAATGACCATTTAGAGGCTGAGTTGCAGGAACACGGGTTGGTGGAGGTTCGTTTCGTAACAACCTCTACATCCATGGATGGTCTTGTAGCGGCTGAACCCCACTTTGAAATAAGAACAAGAATTACATTGATTGCCGCACGCCCGCTCGAAGAACAAGAGGTGGCGTACATAAAAGAACGTTTGGTGCACTGGACAAAAGTCATTGGCGATAAACTCTATCCATACACCACAGAAAGTGGACATTACATTAGTAAGGTTAAGATAGAATTCACCACGAATGGAGGTAAGCGTAAACGAAAACGCACAAGGAAGCGTAAATATAAATGTTAGACCCATATAAACATTCCCGGCTTGAATTAGTATGACGTATTATTTATTGCCGCAGACCAATTCCAATGGCTTGTATGAAGACCATACGGATCCACTCGGTCTATCTCTGACCGATTACATCTCTAAACTGGCACCACGGGAAACATCCTCCGGATACAGTTCGTACGTTCCCAAATCCCCCTATTTCTTCATCATGGCGGAGTTGATTCGAATGCACAATTTACCCGTGAAAGATTCCTTGCACATTGGAACCCGCAGTTGTCTCGAATATTTGGAATACATTAAAACCAGTGGGGTCCACATCGATGAGGGTGCGACCGGAAAGTATGCCCTACTCGTCGATGATACCTGTGAACTCAATCTTAATGCACTGTCGTATCAAGAACAGTACGGCACTTATATTTCCAGAATGAACGAAAGTACGTCTGCCGAAGCCATCCAATTCCTCTATAAATTGTGCTGTTGTTACAAGCACGTGTATTTATGCAAACCCGATGCAGATTGTTCCACCAAGTCTACCAAATACGTGGTTGCGGTACACTACAAACATCCCCCCGATATGAATAACTTAAGGATTTCCTATTATTTTCGTATGAAACTAGAAGAAATCAATTCCGTCTTCGGTCAAAGCCAATTGGAACATTTACGTTTCATGGAATCCAAATTGAAAAATATGGATTGGTGTTTGAAAGTTTAGGCATTTTTATTATCTCGGTTCTATGTATGGATTCCCGTATTGTAAGCAGTTTAATCAGCGCCATTCTGTTCTTGATCCTCGGGTCTGCGCCAGTGTACAAGGCCATCAGTGACCTGGGAGTCAAGGACAAGGAAATGTCCCTTGTCGTCCGTTCCGCCCTGGCCGGTCTTCTCACCTATGCGAGTCTTCGAATGTTGATGTAATCTAGGGTAAAGGTATGTATGTCTATTTATTACAGTCTTCGTCTAAAAAGACATACGTGGGTGCCACTTACAATGTAGAACGACGGGTGCGACAGCACAATGGTGTGTTAAAAGGAGGGGCCAAATATACGGGCAAATGGGTCAACCGAGGCGATACGTGGACGTGTATGGGCTATGTCTCTGGGTTTCCTACATGGAGAGATGCGCTCCAATTTGAATGGAAATGGAAGAAGCTCTCGAAAGGAACGTCGTTGCAATCTCGTTTAGAAGCTCTGAACGTATTGATCACGTCTGAAAAATCCACGGCTTCCTCTACCCCCTTTGCCGAATGGGAACTCAAGGTACACGATTTGTCTTAAAGATATTCACTCGGGTTGTATTTCGATTTCATCATTTCCGTGATCATAAAATACCCCAACAATAGAAAGGACAACTGAAAGTTAAAGGTGAATAGTAACAAGACTGCATAAAACCGTAAGATAGATTCTACTGAATGCACAATTTGGGTACCATATTCATTTGAATAACGATAACTAAGGAGTATGCATAGAAGAGATATTACGTAGCCAGCTTGTAGCTTGTATTTCAACCGGTGTCTCAGTAACGTGTCTACTAGGGTCAATATGTGGTAGTATATGAAGTAGGGTAAAAATAGGTACAAGATGCCCCAATAGGTTTCATTTCGCAATTCACTACACAAGGATTTCTTTTCCTTGGCTCCCTTTTTTTTATACTGGAATCCTAACATATACCTTACCGTACTGTCATCGCCCGAAGGATATACACCGTGATAGGTTTGGGTCCCTTTAAAAAAAATACCATCACCTGGTTGTAAATGAACTTTGACAAGTTCTTGATCTACATAACAAAAGGGTGGAACAATGCCTTCCCCTCTATACAAAATGAGTGCACGATAACAATTTGGATGTTCTGTATCATAATGCATCCCGAATTTAGCCTCCTTTCCTTCGTATCGGATGATCATGGCTTTGAAATCCGATTCGCCCATTTCCAAGGGTTCTTGAACCTGGGCTTCAAAGATAGGTTTTAATCTCTCTCCAATCGATAACAGATAGGTTTGAGTGGCTTCATTCAAATCGTTAAAATACAACGTGCTCTTTTTGGAATAATTGCCTTCGTATTTGGCTAAAGTAGACGTATTCAATCGGTTGGGATTGGGTAATTTCAATTGATTCAATCCTTGGATTTCGTGAAACGAAAGTAAGGAGTTGATTCGATGAATGACAATTTTCTTTTTATGATTATAATTATTGTTCGATAAGTGATGCAACACTCTTCTAAATAAATTTTCTCCCCATAAAGTCACGCCAAACAAATCATCCAAAATGAACAACAACATACTATAAGAAATATTGTTTTATCGTTTCACGAGTGAAAACGGACAAGTTCTATAAAAATTGATATAGAATGTAGACTCGTCTTACCGTATACCATCATGGAAGTCCGTGTCTTTGATTTCCAAACCTTTACACGCCGCGACGAATCGATTGAAGATCACATTGATGCACAGTCTTTTGTCATTCAAATGTTTGGCATCAACGAATCTGGAGAAACTTTCTCCATTGAAGTACGTGATTTCAAACCCTACTTTTACTGTCTCGTGCCTCCCCAATTTTCCATTGCCGACAAGAACACCTTTGTCCATCACATCAAGCAACGTGTCGGAAACTACTATGCGGAATCCCTTCTCGAATGTGCCCTTATTCAGCGAAAAAAACTGGATGGGTTTGACGGCCAATCCGACCACAAATTCATTTGCTTTAAATTCCGAGGGATGCCGTCCTTCTACAAAGTTCGGAATTTATGGTACAATGAAGTGAAAAAGGGGACCGAAACCACCCAAGTCTTGAAACCCGGCGGATACGCCTATATGGGCCAATTTATGAAACTCTACGAATCCAACATTCCACCGTTGTTGCGTTATTTTCACATCAAAGAAATCAGTCCTTCGGGTTGGATTAAAATTCCGGTCAAGCGGACCGGGACACGAACCACCACGTGCACACACGAATTTGTAATGTCGGCAAAAGAAATTGTCGCGCTTCCAAACAAAGAAACGTTGGTCCCTTACAAAATTTGTAGTTTTGATATTGAAGCCAGCAGTAGTCACGGCGATTTCCCGCTTCCTATCAAAGATTATAAAAAGTTGGCCGAAAACATTGTCGATGAATTTCGGCACGTGACCACCGACCACGCCACGCATTTGAAACGATGCATTTATGCCGCCTTTGGATACGATAAGCTACACCACGTGGAGTTGGCTTATCCCAAAACACCCGTCACAAAAGCCTTTCTGGATGGCATGCTGGATGCGTGGTTGGTTGCTCCCATCGAAGGAGAGGATATGGAAGACGATCACGCTTCCGATTCGGAAGAAGAAGTGGAATCGTCCGTTACGGTCCACTACAAGAATGTGTTGGAATTGGTGCAAGCCGGTTCCACGCAAGTCAATGATGTTCGAAAATCCCTAAATGCTGCCTTTCCACCTCTCGAAGGCGACAAAGTGACCTTTATCGGAAGCACCTTTGTCCATTATGGAACTCCCAAACCTTACTTGAACCATTGCATCGTGTTGGGGGGATGTACGCCTGTCGAAGGCGTTGAAATCGAAAGTTATGCGACGGAATGCGAAGTCTTGGTGGCTTGGACCGAATTGATACAGCGCGAAGACCCCGACATTGTCATTGGCTACAACATTTTCGGGTTTGATGAACAATTCATGTTCAAACGTTCGGTCGAAACCGATTGTGCGGCTTCCTTTCTAAATCTCACTCGAAATCGTGCCGTTCTCGCGGGAAAAGAAGTGGATTGTGCGTGGCAAATCGAGCAGAAATCCGTCTTTCTCGCAAGCGGTGAATACAATTTAAATTATTTCAAAATGGACGGTCGAATCCATTTGGATTTGTACACCGTCTTTCGACGCGATTACAGTTTCGATTCGTACAAACTCGACTTTGTATCTGCTTACTTTATTGGGGACAAAGTGACCCGATTGGAACACGACGTATCCAGTACTCGCATTTATACCAAGAATACGCAAGGTTTGGAGAAAACCAATTACGTGGTCTTTGAAGAAATTTCCCATTCGTCCGATTTCTACCGAAACGGAAAGAAATTCAAAGTCACGGAAGTCGGCAAAGACTACTTTGTCATTCCGTCCATTGTGAATCCAGATATGAAAAAACAAGTCAAATGGTGTCTTGCCAAAGACGACGTCGACCACCACGACATTTTCCGATTGGCCAATGGTTCCGACGATGACCGTGCCATCATCGCCACCTACTGTGTACAAGATTGTAACCTCGTCCAACATTTGTTGCAGAAAACCGATATGATTACTGGATTCGTGGAAATGTCTACCATTTGCAGTGTTCCCATTGACTTCTTGATTATGCGTGGCCAAGGCATAAAATTGACCAGCTACATTTCCAAACAATGTCGAAAACGCAACACGTTGATGCCCGTGCTCCAAACCAAAGAATTCGATGATGGCTATGAAGGGGCGATTGTGTTGGATCCCAAGTGCAACATTTACACGGACGATCCCGTCGCGGTCGTAGACTATAAAAGTCTGTATCCTTCCTCAATGATTTCGGAGAACATTTGTTCCAGTAGCAAAGTGTGGACCAAAGAATACGATTTGGATGGCAATCTTCTCCGTGAAACGGGGGTGAAAAAGAATGGCGAGTTTATGTACAACCACTTGCCTGGCTACACGTATGTAGACCGTGAATACGATACATACAAGTACATTCGCAAATCACCCAAATCGAAAGCCGTGAAGACCAAAAGCGGGGTCAAGATTTGTCGATTCGCTCAATTTCCAGAGGGCAAAGCCATTATGCCTTCGGTACTGGAAGAATTGTTGAGTGCACGCAGTGCGACACGCAAACTCATTGCGAAAGAAAAAGACGACTTTATGAAGAATATTCTGGACAAGCGTCAAAACGCCTATAAAGTGACGGCGAATTCGTTGTATGGACAATGCGGGGCTCGAACCAGCACGTTCTACGACAAGGACGTGGCTGCTTCATGTACCGCAACCGGTCGAGCCTTGCTCATTTATGCGAAAACCATGATTGAAGAAGTCTATCACAACCGAGACTGTGAAACGTCCGAAGGATTGGTGAACGCAACGGCCGAGTACATTTACGGCGATACCGATTCGGTCTTCTTCAAATTTACGCTCCTCAAAGATGGGATTCAGCTCAAGGGAAAAGCCGCTCTTGGACTCACCATTGAGCTGGCGAAAGAAGCAGGCGAATTGGCAACCCAATTTCTGAAACATCCTCACGAACTCGAATACGAGAAAACGTTCTTTCCCTTTGTCCTCTTGTCGAAAAAGAGGTATGTGGGAATGTTGTACGAACACGATACCGTGAAATGTTCACGGAAGAGTATGGGCATTGTCTTGAAGCGGCGTGACAATGCCCCCATTGTGAAAGACGTGTACGGTGGATTAATCGACATCTTGATGAAGGACGGAGACGTGATGAAGGCGATTGCCTTTGTGCGTGAACAATTGGGTGAATTGAGGGATGGCAACGTTGCTTTAGACAAACTGATTATTACCAAATCATTACGTTCGGGCTACAAGAATCCATTGCAAATGGCGCATAAAGTGTTGGCGGACCGTGTTGGTCGACGTGACCCAGGCAACAAGCCGAAACCCGGAGATCGGATTCGATTCGTGTTTGTGGAAACACCTCCGAAAAAGAAACAGTTGCAAGGGGATAGGATTGAAACCCCGGAATACATTCAACAACAATCGTTGGTCCCCGATTACAAACATTACATTACCAATCAATTGATGAAACCGATCCAACAAGTGATTGAGTTGGTACTAGACAACATTCCCGAATACAGGCATACGTATGTGGAAGAAGAGTTGCAGAAAGTGGACCCAGAACGGTATGAGAAGAAACGGGAAACATTGCGATACAAGGAGGTCAGTCGACTCTTATTCGATGAATTCTGTTAATGACTACTATTGATAAGATTAAAAACATTTTTATGGTCTATACTATTATGAGTATTCAATATCAATACCAGGGAAGTACAGGAACCTATAATATTATATCCGCAAGCGGAACTTTTAGTGATATTGTTATTCCACTTAGTCATAATGATGGAACTAATGGGGACAAGCCAGTAACCGGAATAAATGATTTTGCATTCCAAAATGTAACAGTGACTGGTACACTTACATTGAATAATATTACGACTATCGGACAAAATGCATTTATTAACCTTAGCGGATTGGTTAATTCATTAAATCTTATCAATGTAACTTATATTGGTCCTGGTGCATTTCAGGGTTGTTCTGGATTAACGGGTCCGTTGGATCTTTCAAGTGCAATTACGATTGGTGCAAATGCATTTCGGGCTTGCTCGAATTTAACTGGTCCGTTGGATCTTTCAAGTGCAATTACGATTGGAAGTAGTGCGTTTTATGAATGTCGTGGTTTAACTGGGTCGTTGGATCTTTCAAGCGTAATTACGATTGGAAATTTTGCATTCTATAATTGTGTTGGTTTAACTGGGTCGTTGGTTCTTTCAAGTGCAATTACGATTGGAAGTAGTGCGTTTTATGAATGTCGTGGTTTAACTGGGTCGTTGGATCTTTCAAGCGTAATTACGATTGGAAATTTTGCATTCTATAATTGTGTTGGTTTAACT